GCAGCTGAAGTTGCCGCATTGGTGGCCGACGTCCCTGCATCAGCAGCCTTGGTCGCGGCCGTGGTTGCAGATCCTACAGCCGATGTCGCACTGCTAGATGCTGCCGTCGCTGACGACGATGCCGAAGTGGCGCTCGCAGCAGCTGCTTGGGCGTGGTACTTGGCCGAATATTCCGTCGAGCCGGAGACCACACCGCCGGTTTTGGTGGCCCACTCCTGTGCAGACGCTGCGCCAGATTGAGCCTCTTTGTCGAGATACCGAACGCTGATAGCCACACCTGTCACCGGGGCGGACACAAAGCGTAGGGTCGTACTGGCGGGAACCGAGTACGAATCTATAGGTGCTTGAGGGACTCCAGCCACCGTCACCAACACAGCGCCCGGATAGGCCACAGGATGGCTGAGGGGGAAATCCGTCTTGACGCCATCCCCTGCAAACACATCAGCCGGAATCACCGTATTGGTGGTCACCACAGCTGCCGAGTTGGCTGCCAGACCGGCCCAATACTTCGCCGAATACCCAGTGCCGTCAACGGTTGCAGCGGTTTTTTGCGCCCAGTCAGACGCCAACGAAGCCTGCGACTGAGCCGAGGCCAAAGCGGTCTGTGCATCGGTTGCCTTACTGCTGGCCGTGGTGGCGGAGGCTGCCGCCGAACTGGCACTGGCGGCCGCATCGCTGGCCTTTTGCGTCGCGGTGGTGGCCGAGGCTGCCGCTGCCGTTGCTGAGCTCGCGGCATTGGTGGCACTGGTGGCTGCATTGGTTGCCGAGGTGGCCGCTGCCGTTTTGCTGCTGCTGGCATCACTGGCTTTAGTACTGGCAGTGGTTGCCGAAGTCGCCGCAGCCGTCGCAGAACTTGCCGCACTGGTTGCAGAATCACTGGCCGCACTCGCCTTGGTGCTGGCTGTCGTGGCCGATGTCGATGCACTGCTGGCTGATTGCGCAGCATTGCTCGCTTGTTGGGTGGCCGTGGCCACCTGATTGGTCAGATCTTGGCGGGACGCATCAAGTTGGGTTTGAACCCCATGAATGACGTTGGCCACGCTCTTGACCTGGCCACCTTCCGTGGTTACGGTCGTCTGATCATCTCCGTGGACGATCTCATGGAGCAGTTGGGCATCCCCCTCGATCGTTCCCACAGCTTCATCCAGCCGGGTCTTGAGGGTCATGATTGGGTTCCTTTAATTGATCTACCAGTAATCAGCGGCAGCCATGGATTGGTTGAGCCAGGTGTGCAGACGTTGTCCCAGCGCAATGGCATCCGGCCCCAGCACCGCAGCAACTTGGGTCTCATCGGCAGTGAGCCGTGGAAATTCCTGCACTTCCAATTGCGCTTTGACTTGCCATCGGTTGCCGGGCAACAGCTCGGTGTCCCACGGCGCAATGAACCGGGACTGCACCGCCTGAACACCCAAGCCACCCGCCAAGGGCATCGCAAACCAGAGGACGCCTTGGTTGAGGACATGCATCCACCAGGCATCAAAAACAGCAAACGCCTCCTGCGAGAAACGCCACTCCGCGCGCACCCGATAAAGCGTGCTCGTGGAGCGCAAGCGCATCCGAGCCGCCCCGGCATCGATGTCCGTTCGCACCGCATTCGATTGCGGGGCCAGCCCATAGCCCTCGATGCGCGGCAGCGGCAAGGTGTCCGGCCAAACAGGGATGCCAGCAGGCAAGGTCACATCACTCATCGCAAAGCTCCTACCGCTGGGTTAAGCCCATAGCGACGCTCAAGCGTGGGGGCAATGCCTACGCCCTGGTTGATGGAACGATTCATGCGGGCCTCGATCTGCTCAACGATCACATCCAACCGAGTGCTCCCGTCGGGTTGCTGAGTGGTTTGAACTCTCGCATCCACGCCAGGAGCATGGTTGGTCACATTCACCAAAACCTTGACTGGCGACGGATTGTTTTTTGCCAAAGCGCCACCGAGTGCACGCAACTGCCCCTGCGTGAAAACCGCCTCACCCGGCTGCGCGATGATGGGCACCTCACCCGCCACCAAGCCACCGGTATGAAACCGCTGAGCGCCATCGAAGTGCTGCAGACCGACAGCGCGTGTAGCCAGCACATCGCTGCCAATCAGGCCGCCGGTGTGCGCCACCATCGTGCCGCCCGACATCAGGTCCGTAGCTCCAGCTGGGAATGCACCGCCCAACCCGTTGCCGCCTGAACCACCAAACAGGTTCAGTCCGCTCATCCACCCGGCCAAGGGCAAGGTGATCATTTTTTGGATCTGAATGCGAACCAGGTCCGCAATGATCGAGTTGGCTAGGCTGTTGAAGTCCACCTTGCCGGTTGTCACAAACTGGACCATCGCGTCTTCCATGCCCTTGAAGGCACCGGTAACGGCACGTTCAGCCTGCTTGGCCGCATTGGTCGCGTCCTCTATGTAGGTACGCAGGGAACTGCGAAGGCCATAGTCAAAGCTGCGCTGGTATTCCACGTTTGCGCGTGCGAGCTCTTCCACGATCGGCAACTGCCGCGCCAAGGCATCATTGATCGCAGCGATAGCCTCGGCTTTGAGGCCAGGGTCGTTAATTTGCTCGGCCTGGCGCAATGCCATGACAGCAGCCTTTTCCATTTCGAAGCGGGTCTGCAAAGCAGCGCGCTCAACCTCACCTACATCCAGAAGCTGGCGCTTCAACTGCAACTCTTCCTGCTTTAGGCGGTTGTTGCCGATGTAGTTCTCGGTGATCTGATGGACCTTTTGCAGCTCCTTCTCGTACTCCTCGAACTTCTTGTCAGCTTCCTTCTGCTTTTCCATCCGCTCGATGGCTTCGATGTGCTTCTCTGCTTCCTTGACAACACCTGCATAGCCCTTGCGTTCCAGCTCCAAGGCCCGTGCGCGCAACTCAGCACCTTCGCCTTGGGTCACGCGCAACGCACGCTGCTCCAACTGCTTCAGGAATTGCAAGCCTTCGTTGTTCTTTTCAAAGCCAGACAGGTCTAACCCACTGGGTCGTTTGCGTGGCATCTTGGGCAAGAACTCGTCATAGATCTTCTGAACCTGTGCAGCTTGCTCTGCTGTTTCCAGGACAAATTTCTGCCCCATGACGCGCACCGTACGACGTTGCTCATCGAAGAACTTTTCGATCTTGTTGACGTAGCCTGGGTTGTCCGTCAGGTGCGTCAAGCGGTCGTTGGCCGCCTCGACAAACCGATCGCGCGCCGCTTGCAACTTGGCGATTTCGGCATTGATCTGCGTCTCGTCATATCCCATGGACTTCATGGAGCGCAGCATGTCCGTCTTGATCCAGGTCTCCACGTCCTTGGCGACCACTTGCAGACTGTCAAACGGCTGGCTGATCACACGCTTGGCAAGCACTGCCGACTCGGCAATGAATCCCAGCCCTGTCGCGACCTCCTCGAGAAAGGACAGAACCTGTTGCCGGTTGTGCGTGATGGCTTGCAACTCGCTTGTGAAACCACCGGCCTCGGTTTTGGCCAGAAACATCTGCTCCGTCAAATCGGCCAGGATCGGCAGCAACGCAGAGCCGATTTGGCGCTGCACGCCTTCGTTGACCGCGTGCAAGCGTTTCATGTTGTCGTTGAATTCTTCTGCAGCGCGTGCTGCATCGGCAGACATGACCAGCCCCAGGCGCTTGGCCTCTTCCATCATTTCAGTCAGCCCATCACGCCCCTGGTTGAGCATGGGGATCATGTCCAGTCCGTTCTTGCCGAACAACTTGACGGCCAGCGCTGCCTTTTCTGCGCTGTCGGGCATGGCCGCGAATTTCTCCGCCAGGTCCAGAAGCACCTGCTCAGTTGGACGAATCTGCCCTTGCGCATCCAGCGCCGACACCCCGAACGCTTTGAGCGCAGCACTGCCTTCGCCGCCCTTGACCTTGGCATCGAACATGGCAGTCGAGAGGAATTTGAGCGCCTTGGTCAAACTCTCGGCACTCACGTCCGACAGCTCGGAGGCATACAACAGTGCCGACAAGGCCTCGACCGAAACAGCGGTTTTCTGGGAGAGCTTGTTGAGCTCTTCGCCCACCTCAGCAACCGGAACAACCAGCTGATGCATGCCATAGCCGAGCGCAGCAACGGATGCCCCCACGATCATCCCGGCGGGGCCAAGACGACCGAGCACACTGCCCAGCATCCCAAGGCGGGAAGTGGCGTCTTCCATGCGCACGAAGGCATCGTTGGCCGCCTTGGACAGCAGGTTCAGACCAGCAGAGGCAGGCTGCGATGCCGACTCGATCTTTTTTAGCGATCGCTCTCCGGCTTCGCCTACGTCTGCCAGTTCGGCTTTGACTTTGCCGCCGTCAATGACAGCCAGTCGAATCGATAGGTTACGTTCAGCCATTTGGGTTGTCCGGAGATGATTTGTTCAATGCTTGCGTCAGGCCCGCCTCAATGGCAGGAAAAAAATGGGTCATGGCAGCGGGCTCTGCATCCAGTGCCTGGCTGGCAGACATCCACGCGTTGAAGTCCATACCCAGCACTGCGCCCTGAACTGCGCGCACTTGGGATGAACAGACATCCAGCACAGCGAGGGCCTGCCAGCCCTCTTCGGTCTGCGGTGAGTTCACCTGATACGGACACTCAGGACAGGTCGTCTCGCATGCCCCGCAGTACGTAGCGCCGCCACCGAAGTGCCATTCGGTGCGGGCCTTCAGCCGTTTTTTTCAGCATCCAAGAGATAGAGTGCAGCCAGGTATTCACGCTCGAAGGCATCAGCCACTGGCCACAGTTCCATGAGCGCAGCAATCCCGTCGGGCGTGACGGCTGCGGCTTTGCCTTTGTCATCACCCACGCCCTCCCAGGCCAAGATGGCAGCCTTGGCCAACTCGGTAATCAGGGTGGCGGTTCGCTCTCCGGCTGCCGCGTGGTCTTTGCCATCGATCAGGGCTGCCGCATGGCGAGCTGCCATGACCAGTGCGGTGGTCGCAGGCTTGACTTTGATGCGCACGCCTTGGACCAGGTCGAGCCAATACGGCTCACGTTTTAGATTGAGTTTGAGCATGTTTGCCTCTTAGTTTCAGTACGCAACCACGTCATTGACGAGTTGCACAGTCAGCATGTGACCGGCTGCGGTGTTCTTGGCAGCCTGCCAGTCAAAGGTGGCCTGAATGCCACCAGGGCCAGAGATCGAGAGCTTGGGCTTTGGCAGGTAGACCTCATGCGCGATGAAAGTCAGACTCTTGGTGGCGTCAATGACATAGCTGAAGGTCAACTCCAGCGGGGTGTTGTTGGTCGCGGCGTCGATCAATTCCGTGTCCGCAAAGCGCACTTCCAAGTTGCCCGTCAAGCTGGCCACCGTGGGATCAGCCCCTTCGATCTTTCCATCGGAGCGAATCGTTTCAATACGCGCCAGGTTGTTCGAATAGGTCAACTGCGCTGCGACCACGTTGCCCAGGGCCTGACCGTTCTTCTTGATCGAACCCTGGAACTGATTGAAGCGAGTGATCGGCAAAGTGGTGGGCGTCACGTCTGCGCTGGCGGTGCGCTTGACCTCCCCTTGGGCAATGAGGCCCAAGGTGGCATCCGCTGCGCCAGATCGGGCGAACTTCACCTGCAGCGAGTTGGCCATCACACCAGAGGCCAAAAAGTACGCTGGGATGTCCGGCAGTCCCGTCTCCAGTGACAGGCTCGGCAGACCTGAGTTGCCAGAAACGAAGGTGTGGGTGTGCGCAGTGTCTCCAAGGCTCACTGGACTGCCCAGGAGAGCTTTAAGCCACATACCGATGTTGCGCAGGTCGATGGGAATGACGATGTCACCCTCGACTTTGATCACGTCACGGATGGGCGCACTCGGGTCTCGTCCCAGGCCAATCAGATCGTTGGCAATCAAGCCCTGTTCTGAGCCCAAGGTGGTGGAGACAAAGGGAATCTTTCCAAAGTCTCCAGTCGGTGTGGTTCCGTAGGTGGGTTCAAACGCAGCCAATAGGCTGGCGTTCGCGCCATATGCACGAGCCATGATGAATCTCCAGGTAGTTAAGGTTTGTGGGCGATCAGGCCAAGGGATGGCTGCTCGCGTAATGCATCACCACGTCAAGCGTGCAGGCCTTGATGCCCACAGACCCTTCGGGTGTGACGTCTTCAAATTTGGGTGGCATCACTTCGGTGTGATCGATCTGCCCAGACAAGGTCGGATCGGCCAAGACCAGGGTGCCCAGCGCCTGAAGCAATTCATCCATGCGCGCGTCTCTGGCAGATGCCTCGGGGTGTGCAACATAGATTTCGATGCTTGCCGCGTGCTCCCACAAATAGGTCACAGGCGACAAGGTGACGTCGACCTGAGTCATGTCCCCATCTCGCAGGAACACCATGGCGTGCTCGCTGAGACGCTCAGGCAAAGATGAATTTCTGCGTATGGCACTAGGCTGTAGGGGAAGGCCGTCCAACAGCGTGAACAAAGCCCCCAGCGCCGCTTCTCGTTGGCTGGTTTTTATCGTCATTTCAAGTGTTCACGCTTTCTTCTGGCCACGACTGCGTGACCAAGACCATCAGCCTGTCTTGCCAGCGCTGGGCTGCACTGGCGATGTCGAATTTCTTCTTGAGTTGGGCTTGCGGTACCAGCAAAAAAATGGGGACTGTGGTCAGCCCCCGTCCTGATTTCTGAGCGGAAGCCGATGCCGCCGCGAAGCCTCCGCGCTTGCCTGTTTTCGCCCGGAAGTTGTCCGCCACCAACAGCGACGGCTTGCCCGAGCGATACACAAAGCGAAGTCGCTGACCACGCATGCGCTCCCACAGACCCGGAGTCATGCGTTTGCCGCGTGGCCCAGTGCCTGCTGCAGGGAGCGGGATAGCGAGCCAAAACCCGTTCTTCGAACGGATCAAAGCGCCTTGGTCGTGTGCCGCAACGACAACAGGCGCTCGGCTGTAAACAAGCCCCGCCGAACCCAAGCTTGGGCGTCCTTTCGGGTACACCTCCCCACGCCAGGTATTGGCTAGGCGCGAGCCCAGACCAGAGCCTTCAATTTGCGAGCGCAGTTCACTCTTGAGCCCTTGCGTCGCCTCACGCACGCCAGTGGTTACCGCCACCCGCGCCGAGTTCAACTCCTGCGCCATCATTTTGGAGAGATCGCCCTGCAGGGCAGCCAGAAGTCGCACGCTCATGCTCACCTCGCCATCGCTGGATAGTCAGGCAAGGGGTAGGCGCTCACCGTCCAGATCAAGTGATCACGGTCGACCAGCGCATCGCCTTGAATGACATAGATGCCACCGCACCACGTCAGGCGATCGCCCTCTTGAGGACGGGCAACATCGGCTGCTTGCAAGTCAAACCGGTACGAGGTCACCGCCAGGTGTGACTGGCCGAATTCCTGCACCGAATCCGGTGCCTTGCTGATGACTTTGAGTTCGATGGTCTCCCCGGCCACAGTGCTGTACTGCGCCGGGGAGCCCAAACTTGCGAACAGCCGTTTGACACCCAGTGCAAACGGATCGCGCGGCATCAGCTGGCCAGGAGCTTGACCAGGAGCCCCGGGCGGTGGCACATCGGCAGCGGATTGCTCTGCGTGTGCAGATCCGTGCCGCGACCAAACTCACGAGGCTCTTGCTTGGCGTACAGGGGCTGGCCCAGCGTATTGACCGTTTCATTGAAGTCAGCTGGCGCGAAATACGTGGCAAAGGTGTCCACTGTGCCCTCGGGGAATGCATGACCTTCGCCAGAGGCAATGAACTTGCGCACATTGCCGTCCACATCAGACGCTTGGCCCAGATACTCCTCGAAAGTGACACCTGCAAAGGTGAAGCCCGTGCGTTGGTCTGCACGCAGCGCCAGACTCTCCTGGTACCACTGATATGCCTTGA